GTATAAAGATTTGCAGCATCGGCATTTAATCCAACTCGGCGTCATGTTGCGTTTCATCTTCTTCGTAATAGTTGCCATAAGTTTCAAGTTGCCAGAGTTCGTAAGGTGTCATTTTATTTGGTTTCTTAATTTAGTGTACTTGCTTTGGAGGTTTTTATGCTGCTCTCTCAATGCATCATATTTATCTTGAAGTTCTTGCATATGAGAAACTTTTTTAATCATATTAAAGTAGTCCTCCATTAGTATATTATATTTTTCTTTTTCTGTGAACTCCCTTCTTATTTTTAAGATTATATCATTTTTAAATATTTTCATCATTTTCAAACTGTATTTTTATTACTTCAATATCTAACCAATCTTTAATTAATCTCAAAACTTCCATCCTATCATCTTTGCTTAATTCTTTGTATTCAGGACTTATTGTAAATATTTCTATTTTTAGTTTACCATTTTGGTCTATGTGATGTGCCATATTTTATTTAATTGTTATTTCAATTGTCTTTCCTTTCAATATATCAGTTAGCAGTCCATCAAGTTCCTCTCTTTGGTCAGGGTTTAGAAGTGCTAACTTCTCAGTCAGCGAGTCATAAGAAAAGGCATCTGATGCAATCTCCTTTCTCATCCCTTCTCTCACCTCATCTCCAAAGTGAGGGTAAGTTACAACATCTCTAAGTATCCAATTCAGCTTTAACGAATAATTGGCAAATATTGTGGCCCCACGAGTGCCTGGTGCTGAGCGAACAAAGTCCTTTGCATACTCATCAGCAAGCTTTAAATGATGGATACATGATACAACGCTACTACCCATTGATGTCTTTTTTCATACGTTGGAGATAGAGGCACGCATCCATAAGTTCTTCGAGAAGATGTTCCATCCATTGCTCAACATCTAAATCATTCCTCTCCAAGGTTGACCCATATTTGGTTATTCCTCGCTCTGACCTCTCTCTGAACTTTGTTACTATTTCTTCTACAATTTTATCCTTCATTTTTCTGATATGTTATTTGATAAGATGTGCGTTTTGGCTTTATATCCTCATTGATTGACTTCCAAAGTGACAAGGTAGTCTTAAATACCTCCCAATCCTTTGCTGATTCTTCAAGCGTTCTGGTGAGAAGTTGCCAACCCACTCCTTGTATTGCACCGCCTTTGCCAGATGTCCTTGTCTTGGCGTTCAACCACAATATCGCCACTCCTTCAACCTCGTAATTATACTCAAGGAGGAGTTGATTGTAGGCTGCGAGTTGCAACCAATACGACTCGTGCATATTGTTAGATGTCTTGATGTCAACCAGGTACTCTTTGCCATTTATTTCAAATACCCTATCAACAGTCCCAGCAAACCCAAGGATATCACTTGAGAAGTGCATCTCCATCATTCTCATTCTTGGGTTGTGCGAATTACAAAAGTCAACATACCTCTCGAACATCGCCCATTCCATCATTTTGTACTTAGGCTTACCATATTGGTTGATAAAGGTTACCTCCTCGTGTTGGTCGTACTTCTCTGTCAACTCATGCACAAGTGACCCCCTTCTACCTGCCTCATCACGAATGGTGTCAGCATCTTGACCCACATCTTTGAGCCATTTAAAGAACGCTGCATCCTTTGGATAGGCTTCTAAAATTGTGGTGACTGATGGGACATAATTGCCGTTCTCAGTAGCATAGAACCGATTGTCCACGAACTCAATTCTGCCCTTGTTAATGTCAATGTTGAAATTTTGCATAGTATTTGTTTAAAAAGTGAGCAGTCAGGGCCGGAATCGAACCGGATAAGCAACCATAAATGGACTTGGAACCACTCCTCATTACGCCCACCTGACTTGGTCGGGTCTCTCCCCGTTTGTCACTTGCTGAGAATCTTTACCGGCGGTCGCACTTCACATAACCTAAATAAGTTGTGAAGATTCTCCATTTGAGGCTCTCTTTAAGTTACATTCCCCTCGTAGTCAGGGCAGGATTCGAACCTGCACGTGAATCATTCATCTTGGCATCAAAACAAGACTTAAGAATGATAAGCAGTTTCACGAGTACGCCAATACTCTGCGTCTACCAATTTCGCCACCTGACTTGATTAACTTAGAATGGTACTTCTTCTTCAGCTACCATTTTAGAACCATTGGAGAAAAGATTTTTTGCATAGTTCTCAAGGAACTCCATCCTATCTGAGTCATCCCAGGTTTCTTTGCCTTTGATCTTAACTTTAGTAAGGTCAGGCATACCATTTGGGTTGTCCTTGGTAAAGAACCACTTCAATCCTCCACCTTGATTTAGGAAGATAACGCTTTTCTTCTTATCTCCTTCAATGGTCAGCTTAGGAGTAATGGTCACCCTCAAATCAAGCTTTACATTGGGGATAGTTTTGAGAAAAGATGCTGAATAGCCAGAAGAGTAGTTCATTTCAAGCTGATAGTTCACACCATTGCTCTCAACATTTACTACCAAGAACTTACCATAGTCACCATCTTTGGTGTCAACACTTTTGATGATGCCTTCAAGGGAGTCGTAGAACATCTCGTGAACCTCACGACCTGCTTTGTTGATTCTTGATACTGACCCTTCAACTTTCTCTTTGTAGCTTCTTACAAGCTTTCCGTTGCTAATGCTTAAAAACACTTTTGAACCTCCTTGACTGTTTTGTAGTCCCATTTTACCTTGTTTTACTGATTAATAAATCTCTTTTTGTTTTATAGTTTCTTAGTATCTCAGCCATCCTATCGTTATAAACCTGATGGTCTACGATTTGGCTATACTTATACTCAAAATCCTCAATCTTGTACCTGATTGCCTCTGCACTACCATTTGACATATAGTAGATGTCAAGTGTGATGCTATTGTACTCATCCCAAAATGCTGATGGAATATTGTAGAGTGACAATCTTTCTTTTTTTATTTTGTGTTTATCTCCGCTAATCAAATACGCACCAATCAAAGCAACAACTGCACTACAACCCAGAATGAACAGGCATAGATATAGCATCTTCCAATTGGTTTAAAGTGTTAACTAATTTGATGTAAGTGGACTGACGCATCTTGCCACTCTTTTCAGCACGATTGACGGTTACAGTTGTAACACCACTTAGTGATGCCAACTTTTCTTGGGTGATACCCTTTCTTTTTCGTAAGTCTTTAATTTCTTTCATTGTGATTTGTTTTAGCAAAGATATGAATGTTTTATATACAAAGTACAAAGATTATATATATTTCTTTTTATAATATGTAAACAAAACCCCCTCATAGAAATAAGGGGGGAAAACAACCATAATACCCAAACAAAGCTATTCGCTAAATAATGTATCGTGCATGGATTTTACCGAAAATTCAAGCATCTCAAAGCACATCTTTCTTATGTTTTCAATCCTTTTCACCTCTGCTTTGGTCATAGGGTTGGCACTCTCAAGGAATGTCAACACCTCAACTGATGCATTTATATATTCACTATAACTTATCTCCTCAATAATCTCCTCAACCTCTTCTTCTGGTTCTCCTAAAACGAGGTTTTCTTCCATGATTATAGGATTTTTCCCTTGTGTATTCTTTTGTTTCTTACCTCAAAGTTTTGACCATCTATGTCCACTACGGCAAAACCTCTGTTCCAACGGTTAATCGGGAGAAAGGCCGGATTCAACTCGCAAAGGCAGCCGAGCGACCAGGTTGTAGTAATATTTCCATTCATATCGCTCTCAGTATGCTCTGAGGTCTGATGGTTATGGCCTTGCATTGCTGATACCTTACCCCTCAAAAATAAACCTCTTGCAATGTTTACTGGACTGAATACTGATCCACCAAACTCATGTCCATGAATGATGTTTAAATCACCTGCTTTGACAATCCTTTTGTCCTTTATTATCTCTATTCCTTCTGCCCTTGACTTAATTATATTCTCAAGTTCAAACTCCTCAACCCCTACAATCTCGTGTGCCTTCATCCAAAGGAAATGGAAATATCTTTCCTCATGGTTGCCTATCTTAAAATATATTTTGGCATTGAATGTCTTTTTAAGAACATCCATAAACTCCTTGAAGGTTTTCAGTTCATGTGCAAATGACCTCGCTTTTGGGTCTTTAGAGAACCTACTCAACCCAAAGAAGTCTAAGGTATCTCCATTTAAAAGAATGGCATCAGGCTTTTCTCTTTTCGCAAAATCAAAAGCACAAGTCAAAGCCTCAATGTTATGATAAGGGATATGAATGTCGGAAAGAACCAACAAACGCTTCGCTTTTAGGTCATAAGGTTGGTAAATTGCCTCATCTGAGGATGGAAGATTGTATGGATTTTTAGGTCTTTCCTCTACCTCTTTTCTAATTGCTACCCTATGACCGCCCTTACCCTCAATGCTTCTCAAAGATGTCCTTACTGAATCAAGGCTTGTAAATAGCAAAGGATTATCATTGTATATCACCCTTGCCAGTTTTAAGGTTGGCATCTCCCACCCATACTTTTCACGATATTGATTGCACAATTGTACTTTTGTCATTTGTAATAAAGATTTGCTTCAGCTTCCCTTCTGCGTGTCAGACCTGCAAGTACCTTGCCACCCGCCTTGTTCCATTTCATAAACTCTGCCCTAATTGTTAGGTCATTGGGATTGGCATTCACTTTCTTCAGTAGTGTTGACTTTTGTAAGTTAACGACTCCGCAATTATATGCAAATGATACCAATGCTCCGAACTGGTTAAGAGTTACCATTGCGGTAACTAATTTAGCAACTTTACCAGCAAACTCATTAGCAATTAATTCAAACAATTGCTCTGCCTTTTGTTGTGTAATGGCATCACCAATCTTTACTGCCGTTCCATCCTCAAAAAAGGTATTGCCGTAGCCAATTGTCCACTTTTTAGCAGAGCATTGGTAGGCTTTTAACTTGCAACCCTCAAACTCCTTTATCAAATCAGCACCTTCTTTATTTAGTTTCATATACAAACAATTATTATAATTAGAAAAATTAAATTATAAATAAAGTAGCCGTATTGATTCTGAAAGTCATAACTGATTCTATCTATTATTGAAGTAGTTGAATCACTTATATAGTCAAATGGTAAACCACGAAACAAGTTTAAAGCAGTATCAAAAACAATCCTCCTTAGTGCCATCATCGCAATGGGGAAAGACCAAGATATATATACCGTTGGTGCAATCAATGCAATGTAAATTAGTGCGTTAATCCCATGCCTAATACGTAGTCCTTTTTTAATCTTTAATGCATCTATTTTGGCTAAGATGACATTAATAAATATATACAAGGATATTATCATATTTCAAGCAATGCCTCAATTGATATGCCAATGCTTAAAAAAAGCATAACTATACCAACTGCAAGGAATACATTGAACATCTTATTTCCGTTCCTATCTACCTCAATAAAGTTCTCAAAGTTTACCTTGCCAACCATTAGACAAGCGGAAACAAAAGAAAACAAAGGAGCAAAGACAAAAGGTAGGAAATTATAACTATGCACTAAATCAGGGTTGAACCTCCAAAAAGCAATCTGACCAAGTGTGCCAAATAGAAAACCAATGGCGGGAAGGATTCCCATTTCTCTTAATTTTTTCATCATATTTTAGATTTAAAGTAAAAATAAAGTCCAATCAACCCAAGCAATCCAAATAGCCATAATTGCCTTCTTTTTGCCTTCCCTTCCCAATTTATTACCTCATTGCTCAAACGAGTGCTATCGGCTTGTAATAGCCTCACACGAGCATTGTCAACAATGAATGACTTGATAGTATCGTGAATCGTTAGTGTTTTAATAATTGACTTGGTTTTCCATTTGGTAATATAAACAGAATTGTTTAGTATTTGAGTATCAGTTATGGTATCTACTTGCACCAATGTATCAATATCTATAATTGTATCTGATTTAACAACAAAGGTGGTATCGTTAGCACACCACCCACCTTTTACGACAACCTTTGCGACTTCCTCAAGCTTATCTTGATCTCGCAAAACCTGTTTGACTGGATTGCAGGCAATAAATAAAATTAGTAAAAGTAAATACCTCATTTTTTAAATATTTTCTCAGCAGAGGTAAAACCAAGTGCTGATGAAACTATGAAAGTGACTGAATAAATTATTTGCTCAGATGGCTTATAAATCATAATAGCACAAAGAGATATAGTACCAATAAAGGCACAAAACCTTTTCATGCTCAATCTATCGTTCTCTTCTGTAAAGAATTGTCTCATCCTTTTAACTCTTTATACAACCTTACTGCGTTGTAGATAATGGTTGAGATTCCCGCTAAAATAGCAACGACCACACCGACCTCAGATAGGGCAATATCTGCCCATACCTTAATCAGTATAGTCGCTGTACACATTCCAATTGATTTGCTATCCATTCTCGTTTTTCAATTTTTCAATTTCTTCTGCTATCTTCTGATTCAATTCTTGAAGTTGCTTTTGGTTATACTCCAAATTAGCTAAAATGTCGTAGGCTTGAGCCTTCAGTTCAATTAGTGTCATAGTTGTAAATTTGAGTTAAAATTAAGACTTTATTGTGATTTCTTGCACTTGAAAATACACAGCCCCATGGTCATCTATTTCTATCTCAGCCTCGGCAAGTGCCTTGCTATCGTACAGGTGAGCATCCCCGAAATTAGGTGACCACCTATCAGCCATATCTACATCGTGATTTTCTGTGTAGTATAGCATATTTGCTGACTGCCTGATAACGTATTTATATGTCAATGCCATAAATTATAGGTATGTTTCTAAGTACATTCTATTTAGTGCGAGAAGTTTTGCAGTAGTT